CGACCTTCATGCCGTCACTGTACATTTTTTCTCGCGCGAAAATTTTGATTGACAGAAAGGAGCGATTTTATTGGAATATAAAGGCATACAATACCTTCGTAGAAAGCTTGCTTTGACTAATTCTCGTGTAGATTTGAGATATAGTCAATATGCAATGAAGCATAATGAAGCTCAATACGGAATTACAATACCTAACGAATTAAAATATCAATACAGAGCAGTTCTAGGTTGGTGCACAAAAGCTGTTGACAGTCTAGCTGACAGATTGGTATTTAGAGAATTTGAAAAGGATGATTTTAATGTAAATAGTATCTTTAAACAAAATAATCCTGATATTTTTTTCGACAGCGTTATTTTATCTTCACTAATCGCATCATGTAGCTTTGTGTATATCTCTAAAATTGGAGATGATATACCAAGATTGCAAGTAATTGAGGCCAGTAATGCTACTGGCATTCTTGATCCTATAACAGGACTATTAACAGAAGGCTATGCAATTCTAAAAAAAGATGAAAATGGTAAAGCCTTGCTAGAGGCTTATTTCACAGAAAATGAGACTATTATTAATGATAAGAGAACTAATCAAACAACAGTAGTTAATAATACAGCGGGAATTCCCTTGTTAGTTCCAGTAATTCATGCTCCAGACAGTGTAAGGCCCTTCGGAAGGTCAAGAATAACACGTTCTGGAATGTATTATCAAAAATTGGCTAAAAGAACGTTAGAGAGAGCTGATGTTACAGCAGAGTTCTATTCATTCCCTCAAAAGTATTTACTAGGAATGGATGCAGATGCTGAACCGTTAGAAAGTTGGAAGGCTACAGTATCAAGTATGCTACAAATAACAGTGAATGAGAACGGGGATAAGCCTACAGTAGGTCAATTCACCACTCCGTCAATGTCGCCGTTTACTGAGCAACTAAGAACTGCTGCGGCTTTATTTGCTGGAGAGACTGGACTTACTCTTGATGATTTAGGGTTTGTTTCTGATAATCCATCGTCTGTAGAAGCAATTAAAGCAAGCCATGAAAATTTACGACTTGCGGGAAGAAAAGCGCAACGATCATTGGGAAGTGGACTTTTAAATGTTGCCTATGTTGCTTGTTGTTTGAGAGATGATTTCAAGTATAATAGAGGTCGTTTTATTGATACTAAGCCTAAGTGGGAGCCGTTATTCGAAGCAGACGCTAACATGCTTACTTTAATCGGTGATGGAGTAATCAAGCTTAATCAAGCATTACCTGGCTACATTGACTCTAATGTGATTAGGGATCTAACTGGAATTAAAGGAAATATGACCGCTAAGCCGAAAATCGAGGAAGTAGAGAGAAAGTCTACTAAGTCGGAAGATAAGCAAAATAATAGGATTATCTCCACATATGAGATTACTTCGCTTTTAAGTAATTATCAAAAAGGAGTTCTTTCTAAAGAGAACGGAATTTTACTTTTGACATCTACTGGAATGAGTAAACAAGAGGCTGAGGCTATGTTGAATAAAACGGAAGTTTTGGAGCAGGTAAATGAGTAACGATCTATTAGGACGTATTATTCAAACGTTCGAGAAACGCTTAAAAAATGTAAATATAAAAGCTGCTTCCTACGAGGATGTAAATGATTATGCAGTAGCGTTAGGAGAAATCCTAACCACTGCTTTTAATATTCATATTACTGAGAATCCTGGAGAAATCATTGAACAAATTCTTAATGATAGACTAAAAGAGAATCATAGGTTGATTACTGATTTTGGTAGATTAGTTCAGGATATTTTAAATAAACAAGCTAAAATTGGTTTAGAAGTACAAATTCCTGAAGTGAATCAAAGTAGAATAGATGGATTAGTTAGCAGACTGTCAGAGGGAGATTTTGAACAGTCAAAATGGTTGTTAGGTTCTCCTGTTGTCAATTTTAGTCAATCCGTTGTAGATGACATGGTTCGTAAAAATGCTGAGTTTCATTTTCATTCTGGAATGAGTCCTAAAATCGTTAGAAAAGAAGTAGGGAATTGTTGTAAATGGTGCAAAAGTTTAGTTGGTACATATAGTTACCCTGATGTACCGAAAGATGTTTATAGACGACATAGAAATTGTAGGTGTACTGTTGAATATTATCCTGGAAAAGGAAAAAAACAGAATGTACATTCTAAAGGATGGTCAAAAACTAAAATAAGTGATAAAATAACAATAGATAGATATAATGGAAACAGTGTAATTATCCAAGCTGGTGCGAAGTATTATCATAGGGATGATACTTATGACTTTCTTTTATCAGAAAAGGGTAAAAAGAGAGAAATACATGCATATTTAACATATGAAAAGATAAAAAATAGTGATCAAGAGAAAGAAAAACGAAAAATATACTCTAATATTTCTAAGTTTAAAGAAATGGAGAAGTTCACAAAAAAAGATGTAGATATAGCATTTGATCATGTATTTAATAATATTCATAATTTAAAAGAAGGTAGAATGCTTTTCCGTCCAGAACCTGATATGGCTCGCTCGTGGGAAAGATTAATTATAGGAAAGAACATTCAACAACATGATTTAATATTATTAAAACATGAAAGATTAGAACATGATTATATGTATGTTACTAATAATCTAGATTATGATAGTGCTCATGCACTAACTGATAAAAAGTATAATTATGCAAGAGCTGTAGAAAAATACAATAAAAGAAATGAAGGTAAGTAGTATGTTGACATTTAAGTTGATTGATATAATCGATGGATTTTATCATTATGAAATTTATCCAGAAAAAAAGATAGAAAATAAACAGATTTTAATTTTTAATCCGCAATCAAAAGAAGTAAAGGAAAATACTTTTGATAATTTTAATGAAAAATATTTGATGCAGTTTCTTCAAGGTTTTACCGATGCAACGGGGAATTTTAAAAAAGAAGGAATTGTAGCTTGGGGATAAAAGCATTCAAGAAATTGAGTGCTTTTTGTTTTGCTCAAAAATGTTTTAATGAATTAATTAAGGTAAAAATATTACAGCCCTGTCGTATGGCGTTAAACTAGGCAGATTGGAAAGGAGCAACTAAATGACAAAGTTTGGTATTCAAACTCCTTCACAATCGGTAATATTAGACTATAACGAAAGTCGTTATCAAGAGGCTGTAGATTTATATAAAAGAACAGGATTATTAATTTATGATTGGCAGTTGTATCTACTAAAAGACATCATGGCAGTCGATGAAGAAGGTCTGTGGACACATCAGAAATTTGGTTATTCGTTGCCACGTCGTAACGGTAAGACTGAGATCGTGTATATTCTTGAGATTTGGGCCTTACATCAAGGTATCAATATTTTACACACAGCACACCGAATTAGCACCTCTCATTCATCTTTTGAAAAGGTTAAAAAATACCTTGAGAGGATGGGATATGTAGATGGAGAAGACTTTAATTCTATACGTGCCAAGGGTCAAGAAAGAATTGAATTATATTCTACTGGTGGAGTTGTTCAGTTTAGGACTAGGACTAAAAATGGTGGTCTTGGTGAGGGATTTGATTTAATGATAATCGATGAGGCACAAGAGTATACAATTGAACAAGAATCGGCTCTGAAGTATACAGTTACTGACAGTAAGAATCCGATGACTGTGATGTGTGGGACACCGCCTACACCAGTTTCTATAGGAACAGTATTCACAAAATTTCGTGAAGCTTGCTTATTTGGTAAGAGTAAGTATTCTGGATGGGCCGAGTGGTCAGTAGAAGATGAGAAAGAAATTAATGATGTTGAGGCTTGGTATAATTCTAATCCCTCATTAGGTTATCACTTGACAGAGAGAAAGATTGAAGCTGAGCTTGGAGAAGATAAGCTTGATCATAATGTTCAGCGTCTTGGATTTTGGCCATCATTTTCTCAAAAATCTGTAATTAGTGAGAGGGAATGGGATGGACTTCAAATCAACGGAAAACTTAATTTTAAAGGTAAGTTGTTTGTTGGTATAAAATATGGAAATGACGGTGCTAATGTTAGCATGAGTATTGCGGTTAGGACTGAAGATGAACGTATTTTTATTGAAACGATAGATTGTCAAAGTTTAAGGAACGGTAATATGTGGTTAATTAACTTTTTAAAACAAGCAGACGTTGCTAGTATCGTTGTTGATGGAGCAAGTGGCCAGAAGATGCTTGAAGAAGAGTTAAGAGATTACAAGATTAGGAATATTATTTTGTAGAACTTGCCTAATGATACTGTAATCTATCAAGAGTTCTTTATTCAAATGAAGCCAATGAGAATAATTAATTCTTCCATAAGTTTGAATATAGTTTTTAAAAGATAAATCCAAATCTTGAAAATACAAATGAGAAATAAAACTTAATTGCTCTAGATTCAAGAGGTTATCTAGTAAAAATTTTCTACATTGATCTCCATAATTACCTAGAATATTAAAATTAGAAAATTCTAAGGGCGAAAAACTTTTTCTGTTAATTCTCTTGCAAACCTCTATCCTTATCCTTTTCTTTAAATCAGGATAAAGATTAGTATAATTTTCAAAATCTACTGGAGATGAAGTTTTTCTTTGAATATTCAAATATTGATTATAGATAGTAATTTCTTTATTTCCGCCACTACCTCTAGTAGAAGTAAAGGTTACAGTTTCTATATTGGTACTAATCATATCTATAATTCCTTTAACATCAGCAGTAATTGTATTGGCTCTGGTATTATGATAAATGTGAGCCATTATTTTAAAAACATTAAAATACTTTTCAAATGTTAAATCATTAGGCATATAGTAAGTGAAAGGTATGTCCACTCTTATAAGTGAGATATAAGAAATTTTATATCCTTGATAACTTAAAACTTGCCCTAAAGAACTAACTAAATATTTATATGATAAGTTATCAAAAATAAGTAATATTAAAATATATGGAACAAATGAGATCAGTGATAGAGTATCATTAGTATCTTTCAATTTAGAAGGAGTTCATCCACATGATTTAACTAGTTTTTTAGATGAAAAAGGAATCTGTATAAGAGCTGGTCATCAGTGTACTCAGCCATTGCTTGGAAAGTTAGGCACATATTCGGTAGCAAGAGCCAGTCTATATTTTTATAACACAAAAGAAGAAATAGACTTCTTTATTCAAGTGTTAAAAGAAACAAAGGAATTTTTTGAAAATGAGTTTTAATGGATTAAAAGATTTATATAAACAAGTTATTTTAGATCATAGCAAATATCCACGTAATAATGGTGAAGTTGTTGATGGATACAAATTAGAAATGTTAAATCCTTCATGTGGTGATAAAATTACTGTTAGCATGGATATTGAAGATAGTATAATAAAAGATATTAAATTTGTTGGGACAGGATGTTCTATTTCATTAGCATCTGCTTCTATGTTAACTGAGGAACTAAAAGGATTATCTGTTTCAGAAGCAAATTTAAAAATTAAAGATTTC